ACATTGGAAAAAATCCAACATCAGTTCCATTAACAAGTTCTGATTTAGCTGATAACATTGTTACAGTTGATAAACTTGCTACGACTTTAGATTTATCATCTAATACAGTTACTTTACCTAGTGGAGTAGGTGGTAAGGTTTTGCAAGTGGTAAGTGTTACAAAAAGTGATACTTTCTCAAATACTGGTGCAGCAATGGTAGATGTTACTGGATTAAGTTTATCTATAACTCCATCATCAGCATCAAATAAAGTTTATCTTTTTGCCAATGTTAGTATTAGTGCAAATGTTAGGTATCTTGGTTTTAAATTTGTAAGAGATACTACTGATATTGGTGTTGGAGATGCAGAAGGAAGCAGAGCAAGAATAACTGTTTCTAGTCATAGAAATCAAAGTGCAACAAATGACGATTTTGTAATGCACAATTCATCAGCAACTTTTTTAGATTCTCCATCTACTACATCTGCAATAACATATAAAATAAAAGCTGGAACTGATTATGAAAGTTCAACTTTGTATATTAATAGACCATCGCAAAATCCAGACGGAATTTATATTCATAGAGGAATATCAACAATAACAGCTTACGAAATAGCAGGATAAATTATGATTGAAAAAGCAATATTAAAAATAAATCCAAGTGCAGAATTTTCTGTAAATGCAAATGACATTAATCAAATCACTTGGAACAACGGAACTACACCTATTTCAGTTGCAGACATTGAAGCTGAATTTCCAGCAATAGAACTAGAGATAGCTATGAAAACTTTAAGAACAAAACGAAATGCTTTACTAGCTAAGACTGACTGGACATCAGGTTCTGATATTACCATGTCATCTGAAATGACTACATACAGACAAGCACTAAGAGATATAACTAACGGAGTAACTACTGTGGCTCAAGCAGAAGCAGTAGTATTTCCAGATGAGGTAACACAATAATGGCATACATAGGCAAACAACCACTCATAGGAAATTTCCAAGTCTGCGATGCAATTAGCACTGTCAATGGACAAGCGGCTTACACATTGCAAGTAGGCGGAGTAAATGTATCTCCAGAAACAGTGAACAATATGATTTGCTCTGTGAATGGGGTAATACAAAAACCAGGTGTTAGTTATACTGTATCAGGTTCTACGATTACCTTTACATCTGCTTTGGTTACTGGAGATGTTATAGATTTTATTCAGATACTAGGTAATGTTTTAGACTTAGGAGTACCATCAGATAATACAGTTACTACAGCTAAGATTGCTGATGGTGCGGTTACTGCCGCTAAACTAGCTTCTAACGCAGTAGATACACAGGCATTAGCCTTATTTAACGCAAGTGGTTCTGCACCAGTTTATGCTTGTAGAGCATGGGTTAATTTTGATGGAACAGGAACAGTAGCTATAAGAGGAAGTGGTAATGTAAGTTCAATTACAGATAATGGAACTGGATTATATACAATTAATTTTACGACTGCGATGTCTGATACGAACTATTCAGCACTATATAGTGTTTCTGGTGTTAGTGGTTCTGTAATTGTAAAAGGAGCTGTAGGTGGAACTTACTCTACATCAGCAGTACAAATTCTTTGTTTTGTTGCAGGTGGAGCTGACACAGATGTTCCAACTGTTGGAGTTTCAATATTTAGATAAGGATAAAATTATGAAAAGAATAATATATAAAAACCCAGATAACACAGTAAGCGTAGTCATACCTACTGATGAAGCATTAAGTTTTATGACTATAGAACAGATTGCTAACAAAGATGTACCAACAGGTTACAAATATAAAATAGTAGATGTATCAGAAATACCTAGCGATAGAGAATTTAGAAATGCTTGGACTATTGATGAAGCAGAATTAACTGACGGAGTTGGAGAATGATTACAATAGACGAAGTAAAAAAAGCAGAGATACAAGAATTAAAAGACGCAGAAGCAAATGCAGAAACTAAAAAAGCATCTGGCAAACAAAAGTTACTAGACTTAGGATTATCCGAAGAAGAAGTTAAAGCACTCATAGGAGTTTAACCAATGGCTCTGGTAACTGTTTCTAACAATTCCCTGACTGCGGTAACTGCTTTACCTGCGTCTATACCAACAGGTGCATTAACCTTAATTAAATCCATTACAGCTAGTTCTTCTGCAAGTATATCCTTTGTAGATGGTACAGATGGAGTGGTGCTAGATGATACCTATAAGTCGTATGTATTTAAGTTTATTAATATCCACCCAGCAAGTGGAGATATAGATTTTCAATTTAACATGAGTGCAGACAATGGTAGTAATTATAATGTAACTAAAACAACTACACTTTTTAGAGCCTATCATAGAGAAAATGATGCTGGTAATTCTTTAAACTATGTGTCTGGTAGTGATTTAGCACAATCAACTGCATTTCAAACATTAGCTATAACTGTAGATAACGATGCAGACAGTTCATGTGTTGGAAGTTTAACTTTATTTAATCCTAGCAGTACAACTTTTGTAAAACATTTTGTAAGTAGAATGCAAGAAGTGGCTTATCAAACTACAACCCAAGAATTTTATATAGCAGGTTATGGAAACACAACTTCTGCTGTCAATGCAATCCAATTTAAAATGGCATCAGGCAACATTGATGACGGAATCATAAAATTGTATGGAGTTAAATAATGGATAACATTCACAAACAAGGAGTTTGTTCATGGCATTAGTTAAACACAACAATAACTCTTTAACTAACCTAACCGCATTACCCTCTGCTGTACCAACTGGTAAGATGACTTTGTTATCTACTGCTACAGCATCTTCTAGTGCTTCTTTATCTTTTGATAGCACCTACATTAATTCTGATTACTTAATTTATAAGTTTGAGTTTATAGATTTAAACCCAGCAACAGATGATAAAAAATTTCAATTTAATTTATCTACAGACAATGGAAGTAATTACAATGTTGCAAAAACATCAACATTTTTTAGTGCATACCATAGTGAATCAGGAAGTGCTAGTAATTTAGGATATAGAGATGGAAATGATTTAGCACAAGGCACTGGAGTTCAAGTTTTTACTGAAAGTGCTGGTAATGGAGCAGATGAAAGTGCAGTCGGAGAACTTACTTTATTTAATCCATCATCAACTACATTTGTAAAACATTTTATTTCAAGAACAAGCACTTACTATACAGCAGATTATGCTATGGATGTATATGTTGCTGGATATGGAAATACTACATCTGCAATTAACGCAATTCAATTTAGTGTAGAAAGCGGTGGAAACTTTGATGGAGTAATCAAACTTTACGGATTGGCAAACTAATGGCACTAACTAAATTAAATAATAAAGCAATCGCAGATATAACAGCACTTCCATCTAGTGTAGCTTTGGGAGATATGGTATTAGTATCTAGTGCTACTGCATCAGGTTCTGCTACCATAGATTTTACTTTAGGGGATTACAAAGAGTATCAATTCTATTTTGTAAATATGCACACATCTGCAGATGATTCTAACTTTGAAATGAATTTTAGCACAGACAATGGAAGTAATTATAATGTTACTAAAACTAGTACATACTTTTTTGCATATCTTAGTGAAGATAATAATTTTCAAGGCTTTAGATATGAAGCACCATACGATTTAGCACAAGGTACTGGATTTCAAACAATTAATAATAGTCTAGGACTAGCTCCTGACAACAGTTGCTCAGGTTTTTTAACTTTATCTAACCCTAGTTCAAACACTTATGTTAAGCATTTTATAGCTGAAAGTAATTCATTAAGAAATGTTTTGGCAATAGGTTATCATACTTTTGTTGGTGGTTACGCAAACACAGTATCGCCACTAACAAACATAAGGTTCAAAATGAGTTCAGGCAATATAGACAGTGGAACAATCTTGATGTATGGAATTAATTAAAATATAATAGGAGAACATATGGCACATAAAATAGTAAATGGAATACAAGTAGAACTGACAGCAGAAGAGATTGCACAAAGACAAGCTGATGAACAAGCTTGGAATGCTGGTGCATTTGACAGAGCAATGGCTAATTTAAGGCAGAAAAGAAATGCTTTATTATCTGCAACAGATTATCTAGCTTTATCTGATAATACTTTATCTATAGATATGTCTAATTATAGACAAGCACTTAGAGATTTAACCAACAGTTTAACTACTGTAGAAGAGGTAGAAGCTGTAGTGTTTCCTACTAAGCCATAATTAAATGACTAGACAATCTTCCACAGAAGTTAAATTAGAGTTTATCTGTAGAGAGATTAAAGAATTAAAAGAAGAACAAAAACAATTAAGAGCAGATATTAATAGAGGCAAAGGTGCTTTATGGCTGTTGCTTATTATTGCTGGTATGGTTACTGGTTTTATGGAATGGTTTAATAGATAACACTATCCACATCTAGTACATAATCTTTACACATACCCCATATATAGTTATACAACTTGTAGGTTATGGGTATTAATGCAAAACAAAATAAGGGTGTTATATCAGAGCTAATAGCTCTTGCTTATCTTGCTAAACTTCCTAATACATTAGTGTTTCAAGTTATAGGTGGAGTAGGTCCTATAGACATTATTACTTATAATATTAAAACTAAAAAATATACTAACTATGATGTAAAGACTGCTACTTATAGGAAAGCCAAGTCTTATAATAATAAAAAAGGAGATATAATTAATAGATCTCCTAGTGAAAAACAGAAAGACTTAAAGGTAAAAATATTATATGTCTACGAGGATGGAAGAGTTAAAACATAGAATTAAAATCCATGAGGGTTTTAGAGATACTGTGTACCAAGATCACTTAGGGAACGCTACTGTGGGTTGGGGACACTTGGTAACTAGAGAAGATAACTTTGTAACAGGAGTTACTTATCCTGAAGAAGTATTAGAAGCTGTATTTAATAAAGACTTTAATATCGCTAAAGAAGGAGCAGATGAATTATGTTCTGGCTTACCTATTAATTATATTGCTAGAGGTGTGATTATTGAAATGTGTTTTCAGTTAGGCAAAACAGGAGTATCTAAATTTTATAAGATGTTTGAAGCATTAAAAGAAGAAGATTACAAGACAGCCAGTGAACAAATGTTAGATTCTAAATGGCATGAACAAACGCCATCCAGAGCTAAAGGATTGTCGTACATAATGAGGAGTTCTAATAAATGATTTGGAATTTAGTAGGCATGGCAATTAAAACAGGTGCAGAAGTCTACAAAAATAAACAGGAAACTAAGAAGTTAGAATCTTTAGCAGAAAAGAACTACATGTCTAAGATGGCTGCAGGAGAGATTGATTACCAAAAAGCAGTAATGAATAATAATAACCAAGGCTGGAAAGATGAGCTGGTGCTTGTGATTGTAGTGCTGCCTATCGTAATCCTTGCTTGGTCCATATTCTCTGGAGATCCTCAAGCAAAAGAGAAACTAGATCTATTCTTTCAATATTTTAATAACTTTCCAGAGTTCTACAAATGGCTAGTATTAGGTATCTTTGGTAGTATCTATGGACTTAAACCAGGAATGGATCTAATAAAGAAAAAATAATGTCAGAAGATATTTACAAATCCTTCAGTTCACAGTATTCAAAGAAGATAAGTTTATTATCACAACAAGGATTAGGTTATGGCAAAAAAAAATCTTCTAGGAGTAGCAAGTCTAATAAAAAAAAAGATCGTAAGAAAAGGTAGACACTCCAAAGCTCATAAGAAAAAGAAGTTTGCTCGTGGTCAAGGGAAGCCGCTATGAGAAAATTTTGTGGTTGTAAAAAAGAATCTAACTATGATAAAGTTCGCCGCTTTATATTAAGAAATTTATTAACCTTTTTTGGTAGAATGGAAAACAAACTATGGCGTGAGCTGTATGTGTTTAAGCCTACTAAGCCATGTACCTGCAAGAACAAGAATATGGAAGAATTTAAAAAAAGAGTATCGTCCCAATCCCCTAACCCAGATATGTTTAAATGAGTGAACGATTAAAAGATTTTATAATTAGAGAGAATGAAAGAAAAGCAAAAGAATCTGCAGATAAATCTCTTTTAAAAAGTAGAAAAGAAGTTGAAATTAATGGTCATGGCACTATGGGTTATGTTATTAAAGAAGGCTCTCAAAAAGGTAGAGTGTTAAAGCATATTCAAATCAAGAGTAAGAACATATAATGGATCAATTAATAGACAAGATAGCATTTTTATTACTACCAGCTAATTTTGCTAAAATCATGCCTTACTGTTTTTGGTATTGGTTAATGATGACTGTAATTTTAATATGGTTGTTAAGAAAAAAGTAATGAATAGAAAAACTAACACAGCTTTAATTGCATTACTCGGAACAATTTTAATGGGATTAGCTACATGGACATTGGTTACACTGATAGAACTTCAAACAATCGTAGCTATGCTTCAACAAGAACTGATGTCTTTAGATAAAGTTATAGGAAGAATATATTCTCATATGGATAGGTTAGCAAACAGATGATAAAAAATTTTAAAG